ACCGGCGAGGGATCACAGGATTCTCCAGCGAGACGACGCGGCGTGATACACCAGCGTGGCTGACCCGCCGTCTGCATACAGGACATAGTTCGCCCCGTACGCAGAGCGGAAGCGATTGGCCGCCGTGCTGGAGGTAGACTCATGGGCCAGCGTGATGTTGGCCGACGCACTCACGTTGACCAGGAGAACACAGAACCCATCCACCGCACTGGCCGCAAGGCCGGTGATGTTCAACGCTCCGCTCGCCGTGATGTAGACCACATCCGCCACGCCGGGGGACCAGTCGTTCTGGCTGCTCGTCAGCGATGGAGTGAGGACTACAGGAGTAATCGCATCGGCACCCGTGCTGCGGTGCGAGGTGGCGTGGCTCGTCGGCACGCGGCTGTCAATGAGCCGACCGTCCGAGCCCAAGACCACCTCAGTAGAAGAGGCGTTGCCCACCGCCGGCACGTTACGCGAGGCAGCGGTCCCCGCATCGGTGACGGCACTCAGGGTGTGCTGATGGCTGGCCAGCGCAGCACCGATGGCCGCCGGGGTGATGGGATCGGTTCCTGCAGACCCGTGCGAACTGGCATGGCCAGTAGGGGCACGGGCATTAGTGAGCCGGGCGTCATTGGTTGCCACCGCCCCAATCGATGCGGGGGTAATGGGATCAGTGCCGGCCGAACCGTGAGTCGCCGCATGGAGTGCAGGGGCCCCGCCGCCAAGCGCAGCGATAGAAGCCAGCGTGACCTTGTTCGTCACGGTGCCGTCACCGCTGTCGGCGGCCACAACCGCATCAGCGGCAGCGGAGGAGAGCGGAAGCTGGGAGATGAATGTGTCTGGCATTAGTACTTCACCGTAATGTTCTTGGCGTCCTTAGTGATCAGGAAATTGCCGTTAGCGGCTTTGAGCGTGTACGTCACCCGCACCACAGGCTGTGGCTTCTTGCGGGGAGCAAGCGTGATGCTGCTGGTCATCCCTTCACCAGCACAGAGAGGTTGCAGCTGGCCGCACCGACGATGACCGGCGCAACGTACCCAAAGCCGAAGCACGCCTCCGGAATCGGGTGGGCACCAACAACCACCGCCGTGGTCACGGCAGCGCCATCGGAGAACACCTGAACCGGCACATCCTCTGGGCCAGCCGATGCATGCCAGCGGATTTGCGTGGCGCCATTGGTATTACCAATGATGACGCCGCCGCCGGAGTAACGGCCGTACGGAATACGCGGCGTGGTGGACGCAGCCGACGACGCGGCAACGACCGTGGCACCATAGAAGAACCTTTCAATCTGACTCATTATCGACCTTTCGCTCTGTAAGTGTGCTTCTCCAGGATGCGCTCCCGCACATCCGCCGCCTTGGCGCCCGGGTTCTTCCGAAGCTCCTTGGCGACCTCTCGCTTCACGATCTTCTCGTTGATCAGTTTGCGCTGCGGGGCGGCCGGGCCTGGGTCGTAATTGACCGTGCCCGCCACAGCCAGCCGGCGGTTATGGGCCACGCGCATGATGTCGTCGTTCGATGACACCCAGGCTTCCGGGTCTTTCCAGCCACGCTTGTCGGCAAGCCCGCCGCAGTAGTACTTGCCGGAGATACTGATCCCGGCTTCCTTGGCTTCTTTGACCATCCACTTCGCGGACTGGACTGGCATGTCATCCAACTGCTGGTTGTTCATGCGGCCTTCCATGAACGCCCGGTCGGAGCCCTTGGTGCCCGGGGCGACCTGGAGAGCGCACATCGTGGCCCAGCGTTCCCCGTAGGGCAGGGCACGCCTGTACGTCTCAATCGCCTCTCGGCCGGCTCGCTGGACTTCGACGGGGATATCCATACTGGGCTATTGTCCTTGGGGAGGTGGAGCGGGGGGTTGCTCGCCCGGAGGAGGACCAGGGGGCGGAGGAGGCGGTGCTGGAACGAGGTACGACGACACGTCGAACTGGTTCACCTGACCCCAGGCCGTCATCAGGCTGTTAAACAGATCGGGCTGCCCAGCCTGAAGAAGACCCTGCGCCACAGGCATGGCCACCTGCAGGAAGTTGTTGAGGTTCTCCGTCTTCGTCGCGAGATTCGGTTTACGAGCTGACCCGGCTTCGACGCGGTAGGAGTACTCGCGGACAATCGCGTCGGGGTTCTCACCCTGGACGTGCATGCCCCACGCCTGTGCAGCCATCGGTCCAAGAAGCGGTTCCACATCTTGCGGATAGATCAACCACCGGGCGAGGAGGGCTTCCTTGCGAGCGACCTCCGAGAGAGCGTCTTCCAGAATGTTCGCGTAGTCGTCGGGCCTGACCGAGATTTGCTCGGCCTTCACCTGGGCTTCTGCAGCTGACCTGAACTGGTTCCGGGTCATACCATACAAAAGTTCAGTAAGGCCCACGCGGCGGTCGAAGAGTGCGGTGACCTCGCTGATGATCTGGTACATGTCTTGGGTCACGCCAGGAGTCTGGAACACCGAGATCACGTCGCTGACCGATCTGCCCACCGCCTCCGAGATTTCAACGATGTTGAATCCCTTCTCAGACTTCTCCAGAATCTTGGCCTTCAGGTCTGGGTCGGCGGCCTTGGCAACACCGATCAGCGTCTGCGAGGACGTGGCGATCCGGGTGGCGAGGAAGCTCATCGCCCAGTTGATAAATCGCAATTCCGAAATGCCGGGACGGATCAAAGAGATCGGCCAGGAGTAGCCGGGTTTGCCATGCCACGCCAGGAGCGTGAAGGGCCAGCCGTTAGGTTCTGCCCAAAAGGGAATTGGCCACTGGGCAGCCATGAAGAAGTTCTGTGGCACCCCGTTCTCGCCGGCTTCTTCCTGGAGCAGGGCAGGGGGGAGGTTCAATGGGAACTCCACGCCCTCTGCGACGACGATGTAACAGTTCTGGCCTAACGAATCAAACTTACCCTGCAGGTCCTTGTCGGCGTCCTTCAGGCGATCTCCAAAGCCGGTCTTGGAGTAAATCTCCCAGTAGCAGATGAGGTCGTTCGTCTTGCCGTTCTTACGCTTGGTTTCGTAGCCACGCTCACCTTCCTCCGTGCGGGAGGCGTAGGATTCGATGTGTCCCTTCAGGTCCTCGCGAGACAGGCCGAACTTCGCTGCTACTTCATCGATGGGCTGCGTCCGCTTGCGGGCGGCCCAGCGGATGTCTTCAAACTCATCGGCATCCGGGTCCCAGACGATGTTGTCGATGGAGTCGAAGAACGACCCAGCGAACTTCACCTGCGACCCAGAAGGGGAGTAGAGTTCGTGCCACCACACGCCGGCACCCTTAATGAACGCCTCTTCCACCACCTTGCGAGAGTGGCCTTTGAGGTTCAGTTCGTTGGGGGTGTAGTTCAAATAGCCTTCCAGCAGCTGGGCGATCACCTTGCGGCGCTCCCACATCATCTGCTGCTGCTGAAGACCCTGCTCGTACATCTGCATCCCGGGGTCCGGCATCATCACCGGCTGGCCGTCAGGGCCCATCACGGGACCCTCTGGACCCATCTGCGGGACCGGCTGCTGCGGGAAGATGCCCAGGAGAGCCGGGCCGACGATGGGGTACTCCTTCGGGCTAACCGTACGCTGCGGGTTGCGGTGATGAATCACCGACGCAAACAGACGCACGGCCTCCCAGACACGGTTGATGCACAACCGGATCGGCGGGGCATCGATCCCCTTGTTGTAGCCCTTGTCCCCACGCGCGGTGGAGTCCTTCCACATGGTGTCAGGATCGCTGTCATAGAAGCCAAGAGCCTCCGCCGCATCATCGGCAAAGGGCTTCTTGTGCTTCTTGGCTAGTTCGATCTTCTTCAGCCAAGTGGCCACTATTGGGCGCAGGGGATTCTCGTCGGCCATCTAGGTTCTCCTATGGGATCAGTGTCCTAGCGGGCCTTTTTCCCCTCCAGGTCAGCCAGCTTCTTCTCCAGCAAGGCCACCTTTTCCGAGAGAATCGCATCCTTGCCTTTACGCAGGTCCCAGAAGCCGTATTCCTTCCAGGCCGGGAACTCCGCCACTCCTGGATCGGTGACGTGATGGACGCTCGGACGCTCCACGCCACCGTAGCCAGGGGCGATGACCCAGAGCGTAAGCGTGCGGGACGAGACGGAGGTCACGATGCCCACGTTGGGCTCGGCACCTTCATGGCGGTAGTACTGGACAAAGTCACCCAGGTCGGCCTTCGGCATAGCAAAGTCGGTCATTTTCCAAATCCTTTCGGGGCTAGATACAACGCAGGGTCTTCGGACTCCCGCTGGCGGCGTTTCTTCTCGGACAGGTACTTCACCCACCACGGCTCGGGACCATAGGTCTTCGGCGGGGCGTGGTACTTGGGCTCGTAGGCACAGAGGTATTCCAAGGATTGACAGGCGTGGACCTCGCCGCGGGTCTGCGGCTCATCGGTCACGTAGACCTGTCCGTTGACGGTGGTCGTCTTTTTTCGGTAGCGCCTCAGTTCCCTAAGAAGGTTGGGGCAGGAGCCTTCCAGGATTTTGAGTTTCGTCGTCCCGTCGCCACGGATATGCAGCATCTGACGGACCATCGCAGTGCGGGCCGGGATGTCGTCGGACCCCGGCATGAATCCAAAGCCGGATATCTGGGAGCGGCAGTTCCGCTTCTTCAACTCCTCCGAATACAACTCATGGGGCAGTCGGCCTGACCCAAGGTCACGCAGCATGCCACCGTGCATGTCCATGATGTAGTTGTAGAAGTGCTGGTCCTGGGCCTTCTCCCAGAAGCGCTCGCCAAAGATCAGGCTGTTGCACTGCCGGATATATAGTTCGTCGTAGATGAGCAGGAACTTCTCATCTGGGGGAACAGCCCCGAAGACGCACGCCATCACCGCATGGCCGGGATCGATGGCCACGTAGCGGGTCCAGTCGGGAGGCACCAGACCGGCCGGCAGTTCTGATCTTGGGAGAATGTGGACCGACTGGTTGAACGTCGGGTACATGAGGGTGGATTCAGTCGTGAACTCACCCTCGGCGCGCATCTTCAGTTCTTCTTGGCCTAGCGCGCTCCACCGCTCAATGTTCTTCCGCTTTTCCTCATCATCGATAAAGTCGTTATCTAAAAACCGGAACGTGAACTTGCGGATGATCGGATTCTCATCACCGTTCTCAATCGCCTTGTCGGCACGCTCGCACAGACCAATGAGCGCGTCGTTCTTGGAATGTGGCATGGCTGCCCACACAAAGCGGCCTTTACGATCCGCCAGTCGGGCTTGGCACTCCCCCACCCAACGCTCGTTGTTCAAATCCTCGTCCAGCCAAATAAAATCGGCCTGATAGCCCTGGGGCGGTTCGCCTTCAGATGAGAAGCACCAGATGTTCCAGCCGTTGGTCAGTTCGACCTTGTTGAGATAGCCGGCGTTCTTCAGCACCCAACTCATGTCTTTGATGAGCCGTGGCGGGATAAGCGGAGGGGCGGGTTTGCTTTTGGCCTTGTCGTCTCCCTTGCGCATGGAGCGCCACTCTCCCGTCTCTTCATCGCGGATGATGCGGAACGCCCCGGCTTTGAAGAGGATCGGATAGATGACGAGCCCGATGTGGGGCCAGTTGCGGCCGACGATGGCGAGGTTGCCGTCCTTCTCTGGATACTTACCGTAGGGGTCTTGGCCCGTCACAGCGCGAGCCGCCTCCACCGCCACGGCCAGAGACTTACCACCTCGGTTACCACCCAGCACGATCCGCTCGCTCGCCATGCACTTGTGGAACTCTTCCTGATGGGGCATGGGGCGATAGAGCCGCAACGACTCCAGGCGGCGAGATGCAAGCTCGGCCTGCACCTCCCGCATCTGCTGGAGGGCGTGCTGAGAGACTTCAGGGCCAGCCGTCTTGGGCGGGTCAGGCAGCTCTATCTTCGGATGCTTTTTCATTCACCTGCCTCATCGACTGAGGGTGCCACTCCCCGCATGTCCACAGGGAGTTCGTCTTCGGAAACACCCCCATCGCTTCGGTCGAATGCACCTGTGGCGGGAACCTCATGCACGACCCCTGAATCGACCTCGGCAGTTCCCGCAGCCACCACCGGCAACTCTCGCACGTCCCCATTGCTCTCTATCCTTGCTTGCTTGCCATTTACTTTGATCGCCAGGGCGGCGGCGAGAACGTCCCGCCGATACTGCGCCTCTAGCTCTTCTTCGGTCATCAACTCCAGCGGCTTCTTTGCTCCGCCCATGGCGGTGTTGTTCACGATCAACCGCAGGAGGGAATCCAACTGTTTGGTACGGAAGGCTCCACCAGCGGGGGCGTCGAAGAACTGCTTCATAAACGCCCGCGAGAAACCCTCCACGCCGCCGAAGTACTTCATCATGCACTCCAGCAATTCGCTGGAATGCGGGATGTTCGTACCACCGACCCGGGAGGCGGCGATGAAGAGATCGACCGCACCCTTCTCAATCTCAACGAGCTTCTTCTGACTCTTGGTCAGACGGTCGGCTTTGACCTGCTTGTTGCGACACTTCCGACAGCGGGCGTGGAAGCCGTCCTTGGACTTGTGGAAGTTCTCTGGAGTGAGGGCGTAGCTGACCCCACATTTCACACAGGCCCGATACTCAGCCATTCACTTTCACGGAGAACTTCGGCTTCAGGTCTACGAGCTTCACGGTCGGATCGTAGCCGGCGGCCCACGACTCCTTCAGTTTCTCGCTGACCGCCTTGGCTTCGATGAACTGCGGCTTGCCGACGCACTTCGGCTTCCAGTGGCCCGCCCAGGCATCCCAGTTACAGAAGACCGGGTTGTAGCCCAGCTTCTGCGTACCGACGAGCGAGAGGTCGCGGGTCATCGTCACGTCTTCCGTCGAAGCCTTGTCGGCCGCATACTTGTCAGACCACTCATAGTAAAACCAAGGCTTGTCGGCCTCGGTCTTGGGCTCGGTCAGATCAAAGACCCGCATGTCGTACATGATCAGGCCCGTAGGCAGAGCCGCGCACTCCTGGATGCCGGTCATCTTCACGGACTGCGACCGCTCGTACATCTTCAACTGGAAGTCCGGATTGGCGTTGTTGGACTGCATGTTGCGCCACTCAAAGACGTACACGCATTCCGCCGGGGGAGGGCCGCAGTACGGAGCCCCGATCACACAAGGGCCTTTGTGGTAGTGGTCCACCAGGAAGTCGAAGGAGGACTGGAAGAACGGCTTGGCGTCCTGGTCTTGGCCCACCAGGAGGTCGGGCTTCATGTCCGAATCCACCATCACCAGCACGTCCACGCCAAACTCGCGCGCCATAAGGACGCAGCGATTGCGGGTCATGGTGATGGGCGTATCGGCTAGGTTCCAGATACGGATATTCTCAACGCGAGTGTCTCGGGACAGTTCCGAGACAAGGGGGGTCATCCACTCGCGGATGTCCGGGACTTCGGAGGAAATGCCTCCGTTCCCGCCATAAGAGAACGTACAGATACCGACGTTGAACTTCTGGTTCATGGGGCACCTCGGGGGGAGGCGTTAGTGTACGAAGTTACAGATTGCCGATCAACCCC